CTATTCCTCACTTTTTCGCTTTTCCTTCAATTCCTCGGCCAACATCTCGACCGACTTGTTGAGCAGGTCAAGTGTGTTCGTGATCTTCGTGATAGTCTCGTTGTACAGATAGAACAGTCCGCAACATGCCACGATTGGAAACCCTACCGAGCCGATGGCCTGAATAATCGCGTTAACATCCATTTCAATCCATCCTTTCACCCTCGAGATGCTTGTCCATACGGTCGAGGACGTTCAGCATCTTTATCTGCGTCTCGCGGATGTCCGTCAGAATTTGGTACACATCATCGGGGCCGTTCATGGCCTCGTTCTTGTAGGCCCACGAGGCGAGCCCGTTGTTAACCTGTTTCTGAATGTCGAGAATGCGCCCGAGGAAATCATGCCCGAACGGCACGTTTTCATGTCCTGCCGTGTCGATTCTCGTCAACTGGTTGTGAACCTCTACCAATAGATTATGCTCGTCTGGTGTCATGTCGAGCCCTTTCACTCTCTTGACTCCGAAATACCTCTCGCGGCCTCCGTATACTCCGTTCACGGCCGTGACGAGCGGCCCTCCGTTGCAGAAATGTGATAGAAACGGGTCCTCGGGGTTTCCCGTGTAGAATCCGACGTGCGAGCCGTTCTCGGTGTCGAATGCCGGTGAGTAGATGCTTGTGAAGATGAGATCGTCAACCTGCATCCTATCCCATGGCAAATCTGGGGAAGTCCCCTGATAGACGATTTCGCTATCAGGGGATGCCCACATGCTGCCCGTCCATGCGCGGAACTCGGGCGGGCGAATGCCGTACACGTGCCACAATGCGGCCGTGACCATGCCCGAGCAGTCGGTGTTATAGGGCTCGTACTGCGAGCCTCCGAGAACGTAGGCCGTCGAGATGGGGAGTATGTAATCGCAGGCGGTCATATAATTAATTCAACATAAAACTACCGCTTTGCAAGGGTAATATAACGCTAATTCGCAAAGGTTTATTTTCTAGTTCGTCAACGTTAGTTGCTACCCAGGAATAATTTTCATTGTATTTCAAATTTGCTGTTCGGCTATATACGTTTGGAGTAAAAGACGAATCGCCGAAATCAGTTAATTTATAAGCAAGTTTGAAAATAGGTGTTTGTGCTGTTACTTGCGCCCAATCAATTCCATTTACAATATATTCAACATGCATTCCTTCATCTGTAAAAAAGACTTTGCAATTTTTAATTATTTCAGTTTGCGTAGGATAGGCAATGTTATCGAAAAGATTATCAATGTATCCATTAAAAACGGTTTCATTATTAATCATTTCAATTTTGATATGGTTAATTGTAATTTCGGTTTCTATTCTATTTTGAGAAATTGCCCAAATAACAACTTTTTCCGCTTCTGATTGTGTAGCGAAAAACGTTACTGCACCGCCGTATGAAATCGGCGAAATTCCCGTATAACTACCGTTGATAACATCTGTTAGAGGGCTCCATACAGCAAATCTAATAGGATTGTCTACTGGGTTAAACTCGATAGTAATTTTAAGCAATCCATTATCATTTCCGATGAAACCGTTTTTTAGAATTCTTCCGAAAACAAAACTACTACCAGATTCAGGTCGTAGATTTACATGGTAATCGGTAAATTTGCGGTCAAAAATAACGCGCGATTTATAAAGCGTGTTTAATGGCAATCTAGCTACCATTTTTATATAGCTTTTTATTTGCTCGAAATCTTTAATTGACATTGACGGTGAATTAGCGGTGCCTTGTCCAGTTCTATAAACACTCGATTCATTTCCGCCCCACTCCCAAATTACAAACGTTCCAGATTCATAATCAATACTAGTAATAACTTCGCAATGTCCGCAATTAAGGATTACAGTCGAATCATCCAAAGTACCCGTATAGATAATATCTCCGATTCTCAAATCGGTAATTTTTTCAGGTACGAAACCAAATCCAGAAGTAAGCGCTTCAAAAGCAGAATATTTAGCCCAACTATAGTAATCTTGATAATCGTTTCCACGTGGCAAGGTGCTTTTATGGAAAATAGCGTTAGCGGGTATTTTATTAGTAGAATTTTCTCCATTCACGTATCTGCTATTATAAGGATTTAAACCGAGTTGATACATATAGCATAAAGTTGTACATTGCCCAACTTTATTACCGTTGTTGAATGGTTGTGTAAAAACACCATATCCCTCATTGTAAGAATATTCTTTTCGACACATTAGTTGAGATATTGCGGCCAAATTTCCGATACAATCGTTATTCGTATCTTTAAAATCTTCATAGGGCATTACTTTATCGCCGTTGGCTAGTTCGTAAATTCCATCAAATATATGTCGTGGGTCATCGGGTTTGATTCTCATATATTTAATAGATTTATGATAATTACAATATCTGTCAGTATAGCCATTAAGAACTATACAATTTTCCCATGTACTATCTGTGCTACTAATCATATCGTCTACTGTTTCGAATCTAACAATACGTTTTGCATCCGCTATTTCACGGTTCGCGGTTTCCGCGTCAAGTTGTTCTCCCCACGCTGCAATAGCTTCAATATTTTCTTCGAATCGCTCGTTAAGCTCTGCCATCTGCGCGTTAGGATCTGCCCACAATAGCCAAAAATCCTCGTTCGTGATCTCCACGCCTGCCGGTACGGGCTGTTTCGAGATGTACGTGAACGCGTTGTGCTTCACGCTTGTAATCGCCTCGTAGCTCTTGTCCTGCGACCAATCCCCGTCGAACTTGACAAGGTAGCGGGCGCCTTTGAAAGTGGTAGTCTGTACTGCCATTGGTTAAACCTCCAGTTCTGCATCGAATGCGTATGTGAGACACAAGCGGCCGTACGTCGTCTGGTCGCTGTAGTCGAGCGGTGTCGAGAATCGAATCTGTTTCCAGCCTACGGGCACATGCGCGAGCAGGTAGCCCGAATCGTCGAGCGAGAAGAAAACCTGTTCGATGGTCGTCTCGTAGATGAACTCCATATGCGAGTCGATCCACGCGATGACCTGTTCTTTGTAGTAATCGTCGAAACCGCTTTCTTGGAACTTCTCGAAAAGCTCCTGCAGCTCTTCGATATCCTCGCGGTTCGCGTTGACCTTGGTTGAAATGAAATCGGAATATCCGACGAGCTTCGCAATCTCGATGCAAATCGCGTGAATGCGTTCCTCTTGCGATTTAGCGTCCCAATACAGTTTTGGGACGCTCCACGTCGACGGGTCCCAGAAAAAATATCTCGGTAGCCATGGGGCAATCATGTCCGCACCTCCTTACAATCCGTTTACGTAACTAGTATACATGCTGATGAAAAGAACCTCTAGTTCGTCTAGAAGCGCTTTGTCGACGCTTTCGAACTGCGATTTGTAGTTCTGCAGCGCGTCCCCGACGTTTCCGACCTTCACGCGCTCGAATTCCTCATCGTTGCCGTCCGAGATGTAATCGGAGTTTCCCGAAAGCAAGGTTTCTGGATAAAGGCTCGAAATCTTGCGATGCTTGTAATACTCGTTCTCGCTTGCGAGCGGCGAGAACCCGTCCGCTACCGTCTCGTAGAGCGGCGAGTATTTCGGCATGAGCTCGTAAACCAGCATTCGTTTGAGGGCCTGCATCCATGCCAACGGCGGGATGATGCTTATCTCGCGGTACCTGAACCGCTCGACGAAATAGGCGCACACACGCGCGTACTGGTCCGCATCGAACGCGGCCGCGCTCCAATCGAGCTCGGGCCGTTTCCAATCGAAAACACCCGTCTCGACGAGCTGCCCGAGCTGGATCGTGTATACCGCATGCCACTCGTCCTGATAGGTGTAGTCGAGCATGCCGTCGACGGTGAAACCCTCGGGACTCCATGTCTCCCATTTCTGCCCCATGTGATACGGCGGGAAAACCATCTCATCATTATTCGACATTCTGTTCACCCCCTGCCGTCAATAGTCCGTCCTGCGCTTGGCTCTCGACGTTGTTCAGATAGTTGAAATTGTACGACTCCCAATCGTCGTTGAAGTAAACCGCGATTTCGAACCCGAACTTGCGGTTCAACTCATCGCATGCCTGCCGGCGTGCCTGCAGGCAGTCGAGCAACATGATGTTCGTTGGGGCCGTGTTCGCGCGGGCCTCGTCCTCGATCATGCGCTCGCCCTTCTCGAAGGCCAAATGCGGGATACCGAGATACATCAACGCGGAATTGAGCACGTTCTGGTATCCCCTGTTCAGTTCCTCGACGATGAGCGGTACTTCGGTATCGATTTTCGTCACGTTGTCGACGAGGTTCGAGAAGTTCTGGTCCCCCATGACCACGGGCTCGTAGCCCGCGACCTGCTTCAACATGTTGGTTAATTCGAGCTTTTTCTCTTGCGGGGCTATAAAGACCATCGGCTTGTGCTGGTGGAAAAGGTTGATGTCCTCGGTCCGCTCGTAGTGCGTGAGTTTCCGCGCGTAGAAGTCGATCGCGTTCCATGGGGTCGTACGCGAGAACGAGTAGTATACGAGCTCGCCGTTCTCGGGCGTTACCCGATAATCCGTCTGGTCGTAGCCGACCGCCCGCCACGCTCGCGGGATGCCGTACGCGTTGAACTCGCCGATAGGCGCTGCCATGAGCGATTGCCAAACGTCGGGCATGCTCTCAGGATGGCAGATGGTCGCGATTCCGTTCCGTAGAAGCTGCATTTCGAGGAAACGCGCGTCGCACGTGTCCGGCAACCCTTCCCAACGGAAACGGTTTATCGCGAGCGAGATGAGCATCGAGAGGTTCTTTGCCTCGGCCCGCTTGTTGTACACGTCCGATTGCCAAAAGTCGTTTTTCCGCTGCGCCCTGTTTCGGCTCTTTGCCATTAGATCACCTCCAATCGCTTCAATGCGGCGGCTTTCTGCGCTTTCAAGTTGTCAACTGCCGTATTGACGAGCACTTTCGAATTCTCGATGTCTGCGGCCGTCTTGTCCTCGATTGCCTTTATACGCGCTTTGAACTGTGCATCTTCCGTTGCTTGGTATGATTTCCAGCGTGCCCACAAATCGAGATCGTCAGCGGTCGGGGTTTCGACCGTGCCGGCTGCTATCTTGTCGATTCTCGTCAATTCCTCTTGCGTGAACGTTTCCATTTCCTCACCGCCTTAGATGTTCTCGTAGATGGACGTTTCGCCGATGTCGGCGGGGTCTTTCCATACCGTGACCCCTCCGTATAGGAAAAATCTAATCTTGTCGACGTACATATCGGGAATCTGCAGCCCCTTCACCCAGAAATCGGAGAGTTTCCAATACGTGAACTTGGGCATCTTGCACCAATTCCCGTCGAAAGCGTACTGTTTGCCGTACATGTAGCCGTATCGCAGGAACTCGTCACCGGCCCGCGAGATGGAGTAATCGTCTTGCGTGACGACGTTCGCGAACAACGCGAGCGGCCGCGTCGTCGCGCTGCCGGCATTGTCGACGCGTCCGAACGTCTCGGGGGATGATAACGCGGCTTGCGCGATTGAGTTCGAAATCGCGCTCGATACGGTCGCACGGTCGCGGGCCGCGTTCGCCTTGGTCGTTGCCGCGCTGTTCGCCGTCGTACCCTCGGCTAGATCGTTCTTGTAGTCGGTCAAGTCGGTGTGCGTGTCTGTCTGGTTCGTGGTCCTCGAATCGGTCGACGTGTTCGCGGCGGTGGTATTCGCATTGTTGCCCGCCTGCACCATGCTCGCGTCGGTTTCGATGAGGCCCACGGCAACGGAATTGCTCGCGATGGTCGTTGCCGCGCCAATGACACCGCCCGCTGCGGCCGCTGCCGCGCCTGCAGGGTTTCCCGACGTGAGCGCCCCGACGGCACCGCTCGCGACGCTGCCGATAGCGTTGATGGCCGCTTGCTTGTTCGCTGCCACGATCTCCGATTTCACGGTGTAGTCTCGGATGATGGCCGTTGCCGCGTTCATGCCCGTGTTGTACGTCTGCGTGATGGTCGAATCTTGCTGTGCGCTCTGGTTGCTGCGGGCCGTTATGGCAGTATTCGCCGCGATTTCGAGGGCCGTGTTCGCTACCTGCGTATCCGCGCCCGCGTTCGCGTTCGCTTGCGAATTGTCGGCCGCGTAAGCCTGTTGCGCCCGGTCGAAGTGCGTCGAGTAGTCGTTCACGATGCTCGCGGCCTGCGTGATGGCGAATACAGGAACGTTCCACGAGTTCGCGAGCTCGTACCAGTTGCCGGCTATCGGCATGTTACGCGCCGTCACGTTCGAGAACTGCACGTTCCGACGTGCGGTCGCGCCCACGCTCGAAACGTTGCCGGCTATGTTGACGTAGGGGAACGCAAGCGAGAGGCAGTAATCGAGCTTCACGGTCCCGTCCGTGTCCTCGACGCGGACCTCGGTTTCGTTGCCGTCCGCGTCAGTCAAAACCAGATAGCTGTACGGATAGGTGTAGAGCTTCGCGATGTTCGCGTACCTCGCATCGAAACCGAAATCTGCTTTCGAGATGTCCTGCACGGTCGCGCTCGCGTAGTTCGCGGCAACCTCGTAGCATGCCACGCTGCAGAACTCGAACGACTCCCCGAGCGTTATCAAGTCGGCCCCTACGAAACAAATTCCCTCGACCGTCTGCGCGAATTGCGGAACTTGCGCCTCCATGTTCGAGACGAACGTGCCGAAACTCGACGCAGGGATCGCGAATACATGATAAGACGGCACCCCTTGTGCGAATCCCTGCGTCGATGGCGTTTGCCACGTGCCGGCCGCTTTCGTTCCCCACGCGCCGCGCGGGCTCGCCGATGTGAAAACGAGCGCGTACATGTTGCCCGTGTTGAAAACCTTTTCATGCGCCGACCTCGCGACGCGCGGTTCGCCCCCGACGTTGAAATCGTCCGCTAGCAGGTCCGCGCAATTGCCGATAGGGTTGTCGAGGTACGCATCTACGGTAGTCTCGGCCATTGGCGCGTGTCCGCGCTCCAAGAACATATAGGGGATGTCCATATCGTAGATGAACGTCTGCCACGCATCGTTGAGCAGATGCAGGCGCGTCGAGTTCGGTGCTAGGAACTCTACTTCTCGCACGAACCAGAACCAACGGCGCAACCCCTCGTCGCTTTCGTACTCGACGAAATCGCCCTCGCCGGCAAATGGCGAATAGCTCACCGCTATGTAGTTGTAACGCGCGGCCACATCGAACGGTACGGGCACGGTGATCTGGTTGTCGCGGTGCAGTTGCCGGTACTTGGTGGAGAAGCGGAAACACTCGTCGTCGGGAATCGCATCGAACCACGCGTCGCGGGCCTCGGCATCGTCGAAGTAAACCACGTTGCCGATACCAGAAATCGTCCTGTTCCCGATGTGCGCCTCGCCCATGTCCCATGGGACCTTGCATAACGTGACGTTCATCTGCACGTTGTCGAAACGCGAATATTCGAAATCGTTATCGTACTTGAAAACCTCGACGTTATCGATATTCGGGAACCTGCTCTCGTTCCCGTTCGCTTTTAAATGTGGAAAACGTGCCATGCAATCAACTCCAATTAAAAGGGCCGCGATTTCTCGCGGCCCATTTTAGCAGGTTATCTACTTAACCGCTATTCACTCGCCGTTACCGTGACGGTTTCATCCGTATAGGTGATGTACGGGTCGGTTTCGACGGCACATTCCTTCGCGCCCTGCGCGGAGTCTGCAATCACGGTCGCGGCGAACGTCGCCGGTGCGATCTCCGGAGTTGCGCCCGAGGGATTCTCGTAGACGGGCTCGGCCGTGATGGTGATGATATCGCCGACCTGCAGGCCCGATTTCTGGACGTGGAGAACGCCGCGAGCGTCGACGTACGTCCGCGAGTTGAGCGGAACCGCGACCGTCTCGTCGTCTGCCGTGCGCGTGGCCGCAACGGTATAGGTCGCCGCGTCGGGCTCGACGGCAATCGCGCCGGTCGAGTTCGTGCCGGAAACGTTTCCGCGAAGCTCGATGTTCGTCTGCAGCGTACCGCCGATCTCGACGTTGCCCGAATCGGGCGAGAACGCGAGTGCGTTCGGGGTTACGGTGATGGTCGGGATGGCGGTGTTCGCATCGGTCGTGAACAGCACGCAATTCGCGGCCGGGTTCACGCCGATCATCTGCGAGTGATGCAGGTAGTATTTAAGCGTGAGCGTCTCGGGGTTGTAGAACGGCGGTTCGATGCCGTACCACACATCACGCGCATAGATGAAATCTTCGGACGTGAGAGCCGCGTAGACGTTCGGAATCGGGAACTGCGGAATCTCGATGATGCGGTACTGGATGTCCGCACGGTCGAGCTGGAAAACCTGCGACAGCGCCTCGACATCCAGATTGGCAAGCACGCCGTCGGCTGCAGACACCCACAGGATAAGGGTATCGCCGTTCTCATGTACCGGTACCGGAATGTGGTTGTAGAGCATCGTCGGGAACTTCATGATGCTCGCATGCTGCCTGATGGCCTTCAAGAGTTCCTTCGAGGTCGCCTCGTCGGTCGGTGCCGCGCTCAACTGATGACGGTAGAGCCCCATGCGCTGATCTCCCTCGGCGAACATCTGGATCATGATGTTCATCTCGTCGTAATTGTCGGAGCTGTACATCTGCGTGATGGTAGCCTGCAGGAGCTCGTCGTATCCATAGCCGTCCGCTGCGAAAACGCGCTGCAGCTCGTACTTGGACCACGAGAACTCGTAGCGTCGGGGCTCCCCGACACTATAGAACCACTCGACGAACTCAGGTTTTTCCAATTTCAAGATTGTTTCCGATGCAGGATTATAGCTATGCGCGGATAGATACTTCACCGCAACGCGACGCTCGGTGTTTCCCCAAGTCGCGGCGGGTTTCTTCAAATCGCGGAGGGGATTTTCGAAAAGTCTCGATTCTACGTACGTCCCCATGAGCCCGACGAGCATATTGGAGAACTGGTTGAACAGGTCGTGATTCATCGGGTCGAAGAGCGCGGCGACGTGCTGTTCGTACGACGAAATCGAGGGGTTAGGGATACGCTGCTGGTAATCGTTCGAGCCTGAAAGCCATGCACGTTCGAGAATGGTCGAATTAAGAACTGCCATTGTTCAAACCTACCTTTCGCGCATGTGCGCGAAAGGTAGGCGCACATGCAAATTACTTGCCTATTTCCTTACCAAGGTCGGCAAACGTGCCCATATCGGCAGCTCCGATGTTCTGCCCGAATCCCCCGAGGGCCGAGGGCTGGAAACCCGTCTGCGGTTGCTGCTGTTGCTGTTGCTGCCCCTGCTGCGTGTTGTCCGTGATGGGAACTCCAAGGCGCATCAAGTCGTTTATCTGCTGCTGCAGTTGGTCGACGCGTGCGGAATATGCACCGATGATAGCGTCCTTGGCATCGATGATCGCGTTCAAAGCCTGCGCGGTATCTTCTGGAGCGTTAGCCCCTGCCGCGGCCGCCTGCGCGGTCGTGCCGTTCGGGTCGGTGTTACCAACCTTGTCGTTAGTATTACCGCTTGCGGGCTGGTTGTCAAGCTGTGCCGGCTGCTGTTGCTGTTGCTGTTGGTTAGTCATTTTCGCCCTTCCTCGTATAAATATCGTTCCTCAACTCGTCGAAACAGTATTTGCAGCAAACCACGGATGGGTCTGCATGTGCGAGAATCTGCCATTTCTCATCCCAAGGGTAAAAGCAGATAACATAACGACCTTCGGCGAGATCGTCGCCGCAAATGCTGCAAATTTCAGAATCCGCCATCGTCAAATACCTACTTTCCACGGATAGAAACCCGCGCCGTAAACGGCGAATTCGTCACCGGATAACGCCGCATTCATGAAACGCGTTATGCTCTCGTCGGTTCCGATGATGGTAATTCCGTCCGGTATCGCGTAGTTCTTCAAGATGAGCTGTGCGCATTCGTCGCCGTAAATCCTGCGCGGTTTCCTGTCCTCGTTGAAATCGGTTATATAGTCCTCGTATACGTTCATATAAACCGCCTAAAGGAAAGCGCCCGCGAGGGCTGCGGGCGCTTTGTCGGAGTGCAACGGGTTTCGCGGTCGACGTTTACCATCAGCGGGGCCCGTGGGGCCGTTGGAGCGTGTGCCGGTGCCAAACCAATGGCCGCTGCGTCCGGTTCTCACGCCGCGCCGAAACGCGAATCGTCGCACTCGGATTATACTAACCTACCACGTTGAACGTCAACATGGAGCCCTTCTTTACGGCCCGCTGCTTGATCTCGATCTCGAGCGCGGGATTCCACGGGGCCTTGCCGAAAACGGTGTAAGCCGACTGCAGCGCATTGAAGATGCCCTTCGAGGTCGCCTGATAGCTCTTGCCGTCCGTGTCGATGAGAACGACTTGCGGAACGACATCCATCTCGCCGGTGTCCTCGTCGACGAGCTGCACGACCTTCACGAGCACGTCGGTGATCTTGAGCTTCTTGTTGATGAAGTCCGCGAGCTTGAACTCGGGCGAGTTGAGCGCCGCGAAGATACGCGCGTCGTCTGCGCGGTTGCCCGTGGGAACGATCGAGCAGTACATGTTGCCGATGTTCGCCTCGTTCGTCGAGACGGTCGCGAGCGCGTTCGTGTTGTTCTCTGCCATGGTTAAAACCTTTCTCTTATGTCAAATAGCCCTCTGCTATTTGTAACCTAATTCAGTTCGACGTACATCAACGTCGGGTTTTCGTCGCGGGCATATTCGCGATCAGCTTCGATAACGGTCCGCGCGAAGTTGTAGAGAATTTCGTCGAGATCACTCGAAGCGGTAACGCATCTGAACGAGAACGATTTCCCGTTATCGTATACGGCCTTTCCCTCGAAATACATTAGAAATACCTCCGGAACTCGAACTCTACTTGATTGAAATCGGTATCGGTGAACGTCACGCCGTTCTGCACGCACCAATCGCGAATATCGCCGGCAAGGTCGAACGAGCTCTTCGCGGAAAAATGCCCGTAGATGCGGCCGTGCCTGCCGTCGAGCTGTTCGCTGTAAAGCGTGACGTGGACCCCGAGCCACTTCGAATACGGCCCTCTATCGTCGAGCTCGTAACCGAAACACCACGGCGGGAGGTGCCCGTCGTGCTGATAAATGAAGCGAATCATGCGAGTTTCCCCTTCAACGTTTCGAGGAAATCGAAATACTCCTTCGCGTCGACGCTGCCGATGATGTAGCCCGACATCATATCCACGAGCTTAACGGCATCGTCGGTTTCGCCGTTCCCTTTGAGCTTGCTGAGGATATCGGAAAAGATGATCAGCTCGATGCCGAGCACTGCTTTCGCTGCTGCAATCTGATTCAACATGGTAAAACCTCCATATCCGATTTTATTTCCGTCAATGTCGGGATAGCTCATTTGCGGCCCCTTTTCTTGCACCATGCAGGATAAATGCGGCCGACTTTCGTCGTCTCGCGGTCGAGCTTGCGAAGGTAGTGAAGCGCGAACCCGAGCAGGACCGTTTGGCAGGTGAGCCACAAGGCGAGGAAAGAAAACTGCAGTTCCGTCATAGTTGCACCTCCGCGTTAGAATGCCAACATTCGGGGCAGGTATCCGGAACCTTTTCTAACGACCCAACTAGAAAATGCTCACCGCACGACTTGCACTCGATTTCGAACTCGACAATTTCAACCGGTCCGAGCAACAAAGGATGAGTGTCGACGACATGCCACCACATGACGATCATGCTGCACCCCTCTCGTACTCGTCGACTAATCGTGCGAAAACGCGCTCCATGTGCTCGTACGTGTTTTCGTAGCAGCTCGGCGCGTTGCTGTAATGCTGGTCGGAGTAGACCATACGTTCGAGTTTCGAACAGTATGTTTTCTGGAAAGTCTCGACGGCCTTCTTACGCGTCGCGCCCGTGTTGACGAGATGCCCTGTGCCGAGGTCTGTCACGTCCCAACGTTCCTTGCCGTTGCGGTGAACACCCATCTCGTGAACCTGCCCGGTCGAGAAAACCGCCTCGAAGGTATAGCCGTCGACAATGATTACAATGTCGTTTTGCGCCCTAATCGGATAACGCTTTTTCATGAACGCCATGATGCCCTCTTTTCTCTCGAATGACGTTGTAACGAACTATAACGGGACGGGTTTACAATGTCAACCCATTTATTTTAATGCACCCCGAGGAAACCGAGAACGGCGAGGAACATCTCGCGAAGTGCCGGCGAGCTGTAGCGCAAGCCGCCTGCATAATATACGTCAACGAGCATTTTCAGGAACTTGTCCGTGCGCCTCAATGCCAGATAGTCGATCGTATTGTCGCGTTTGGTAAGAGCGAAGATGTTCTTCGCATGCTTCGGGGCCTTGTCGGTGATGTAGAAAAGCGCCTGTTTGTAATCGATCCATACGGCATACTTCGAGCTTTCGAACACAATCGTGAAAGCGTACTGCGCGGCCGCGCTCTTCCTCTCCACGTCCCCATCGTGGCCGGTGGAGAACTCGTTGTCGAAAACCATCTTCGACTCTTCGGAGCCCGCGAGCATGCGGCCGACGAGCGTCGTTTCGCGCCGCAGGTCGGCATCCCACGGTTCGACGTAATGAAGCATGGTCGACTTGTTGTTATAGAACGAATAGCCGAAACGTGGCACGCGGTCGACCCCGAGGTTCCTCAAATACGGGCAAGTGAGGTCGACGGCGTTCATCAAAAGGTAGACTTTGAAAAACGGTTTCGACCCCGGTTGCTCGCGCGTGACCGAATCGAGGATGTTCGCGAGCGTGAAGAACTCGTTCGGCAAGTAGTTGTGGAAGCGGTCCTTCTGCCGGTCGATTGCGGCCTCGTCGAAGATGAAACGCTTCATGCCCGTGAACGTGCGCCGCTTCTCCGTCTGGAAATTGGTCAGGGCGACGAAAAACGTTATCAGTTCCCACTCGGGCGCATCGTCCTCGTTCGCAGGCTTTCGCGCAATGTATCCGCAGTTCTTCTCGCATTTGAACAGGTAATCTTTGAAAAACCCGTCATGTTGTATCTTCTCGTAGTAACCGTTCATAACCTCGTCGCGTTCGCTTTTGGTCCTGCAGATCTCGACGAAACGATAGCCCTTCTTCAAGAATTCTTCTATGCATTTGAGGCGCAGGCCGAAAGTTTTCCCGATGTTCTTAGCGCCCGCCACGATGCAGAACTCGCCTTGCGAACCCGTCTGACGGGAAAAAGTCGCATCCCAATCGTAATATCTAGCCATCGAAAACCCCCTTCAATTTGTCGAGATGGTAGTACGGAGGGCCGACCTCGGGACGGTCGACCGATACCAGAACGTGATCTAGATTCACGTTGCCGTTGTTAGCGGCCGCAATACGCGCGTTAACGAGGTTTTCGCGGTTCAAAGTGTCGTTAACGACCTTCGACATCGGATAGAGCGCGAGCGCGGCCGGCTCTATTACACGGGCCTCGTTTCCCTCGTAATCCTCTACGTTCGAATAGAACGTGTCGCCCCACGTCGGAAACGAACGCGCGTTCAACTGTATGACCGAGTGAGTATACGTAACGTTGTACCCGAGCATGATGTCGCAAATCTCCGAGAACGTGCGCCCCTGCGCGAAAAGCTGGTCAGCGCATTGGTTCACGCCACGCCGCGCGGGAATGCCAGCGAGCGTGAACGCGAACTTGCGCCGGCCGTCGCGCGGGTCGACCTCGTGCATGCAATATGCCTTGTTCCAACTAGCGCAAAAGCGGTCAACCTCGAATTCCAGAACGTAATGCCCGATTTTCCCCAACGGGTCGAAAAGCTGTGGATAACCCTTGCGCACGCGAGAGCATACGTAATCTTTCGCATCGTCGAGGGCCCTTCCGTAACGGGAAAGAGCCTTTTCCAACGCGGGCAGCTTGTCGCGATGCATGAGGAATTTAACGGAGTCCGTATCGCCGTTTACAATGCGCTCGACGTACGGGGCCCCTAGTTCCATTACGACTATCTGCGCGATCCTCGACCATCCGACGATTCTCTGCCCGAACTGATACCATGCTTTCGGATTCTTCGGAGAGTTCTCGACCGAGAAACCGCCAACGTACTCGATGCCGTTCGATGTAAGAACAGTATCCTGCCTATGCTCGTTGCTCGCCTCGATGCCGAACAGCGCGTTCAAATCGCTTTTCTGCTGCAGGTATTGCGCATCGACATCCGAATCGGAAATCGTACCGTTCTCCATGCTCGAGACAACCGAATGCGGAATTCCTACCGCTTCGAGCTCGCGGCCGTTGGTTATCGTGCCGTGTTTGTAGTAATGCTCACGGGCTTTCTTGAACTCGTTTTTCGCCTTGTAGAATTGCATTACCGAGATAACCGACATGTCGCTCGGTTTCTGGAACCTCGTCGACAGATAGCCGTGTAAAGGAATGCATCTATCGAAATCGTAGCAGCGCGAAATCTCCCATGCCGTTAGCTCCGTGATATAGAGCACCGCCCTATCAGCTGAAACGAGCTTGCCGAACTCGAAACGCGGATTGACGCACGTATCCTTGTAACCTATATCGGAAATGAACTGTTTGAAGTTCTGCCCGCTCTCGTTGTCGTAGTCGGGAATTTTCAGCTCCGAACCTGTTACGCGTGCGCTCGCAAGCGGGGCGATACCGTTGCGGCCATATATCGAATCGGGCTTGACGCGCAAGTTCTCGAATTCGAACGCAGCATAAAACGCAACGGGAAAGGGCTTGTCCCATCTATCGAGAACCTCGTCGAGCGTGCGCCGGCATACCCTGCGGAATGCGTACCCGAGGTTCTCGGGGCTCGTCTCGTGAAAGTTCACGGGGTAAACGTGTGAAACCATCTGCGCGGGATGCTGCGACGTTGCATCGAAGCCGGCTATCGTGTAGTCAGTTCCGACGAGATCGAACGGAACCGATGCCGAACTAGACGCGCAGAACGTCAAACCTCCACGTGTGGCCGCGTGCATCATGTAGAGCTCATCATCGGTTTTCGGCAATTGCGAGCGGTTCAGATAGTTCCAAAATCGGCCGACGTTGTACTTGTTGCCATGTCCCTTCACTTGGTCGAAACGGACCTTGCGCCGTTCGCGGACAACTCCCGTTTTCGTGACCACATTCAAAGCCAATTTAGAAGGTTCGATGTCGGGATTTCGGCGCAACCACCAACCGAGCCAAGCCAAAAGCGCGTAGATATCCTTCTTCGAATACTCGATCTCGTCATCCGTGAGCGGTGTTTCGGGCGTGCGGATTTTAAGATAGTCCCATTTGCCCGAGGCTTTGAGGTAGTTGCAATCGCGGCCCATCTTGTCGAGCCCCTGCCCGCTGAAAACGAGCGTATCCCATAGAACGAGGCGTGCGTTGCCGTCCTCATCCTGAATCGTGAAGGTAATCGGCTTTCGCTTCGACTTTGCGAGCACGCGAATGTTATCTTGCGAATCGAGCCACGGCGCGAGCCCGTACATGTCGAACGCGAGGTTATGGCAGCAGATAACCGGAACGTAGCCGAACTCGCACTCTACGAGCTCGTCGAGCTTCGCGTAAAACTCTAACGCGTGCCGGTACAAATGCACGTTCGTAACGCCCTCGACGTTGCTCGAATCGACCTGCTCTATATAAGTCCCATCCAGCAGCCCCAATTGATGCAGAACGGGAAATGCCCTATGTTGAATGCCCTCTGTTATATTGGATGTCTCGGAGTCGTACGCGCCTATTATCCGGTAGGGCTTGCGCCCCTTCCTCATATGCCGAGCTTCTCCGCTGCAGACGTGACGATCTCATCGTAACGGATACGGTTTTCGGGCTCCGCGAAAAGCTCATCACCGAAAGCATCCTGAAATTTCTCGATAACATCGGCCCAACTCGACACCCCGAGCTTGTCGAAAATCAATCGCTCGGCCTCGGCTCGGTCAATAGTGTAGCCGTCCTCGTCCGATTTCTTCCGTCTCGCGGGCCTCCATACGTCCTCCAACGACGCGAAGATACGCGAGCCGACCGAGGTCGACATAATGGATTTCGCCTCGATTTCCTTCAATTCCCCTTTCGAACGCTTGACCCGCTTACCATCGACCGTTTTGTAAAGGAGTGTCGACTCGGTAGCATCTTCCCTGATGATACGCTCGCGGACGCTTTTAGACTGTTTCGGGGCGAACTCCGCACCCGTACGTAACGCGACTTCCTGCAGGTCTTTCCGCATCTTGGAAAACGGCACTTGCTTCTCGAAGGTCGCGAGGGCCTTTTCGGCCGCACTCCTCGCGAGTGTCTGCAATCGCGCTTGCTCGGTCGGGTCTGTTGCCTTTTCCGAATCGCGGAGGTAGCGGTTAGCCTGCCTCGTGTAACGTTTACGGGCATTGGTGGCCGCATCTCCGGGCCGTCTCGTTTTCCATGCCATGTTTTGACCTTCCCGCGCAGTTCGTGCTAATATCTCTTTACAATGTAAACATTCTAGCAGCGAGGTTTGAAATGTCCAGTGTTGACTATATCGAAATTGACGGGAAGATGTACATGTCCGCAGCAGATGCCGCTAGGGAACTCGGTATTTCCCGGGCACGATTGACTCAACTCATCAACTCGGGCCGTATCCGGGCCATTTCGACCGGATACCACAAGATCGTGCCGGTGCATGATGTGAAGATGTACGCGGAAACTAGGAAAGTCGCGAAATA